GGACAAAGCACGGTGGATCACCGTCCCAGAATATTGGGTAAATATTATTGAAGCGCCCCTCTGCCATATGGTGAAGGAGGCGGTCAAGTATCATCCCTATGTTTATTCCTCCTTTCACAAGCAGGACCAAGCATGGGAAGCTCAAAGGAATTTAGCTCGAGTGAACTATAATCCGATTAAGCATGCTGTGCTCTCTAGCGACCTGAAGGACGCTACGAATGCACTTCGCCACGATGTCTCCAGGACTTTGTTGTCTGGTTTCATTACTGGCTTTTGGTCTGCTAATTACCTTGATAACGAATACGTTATGTTGGTTTTTGAGCTTATAGGTCCCCGATTGGTGATCTTTAAGTCTTTAGACGGTCTCATAGAGTCTGTCTTAGCAGAATGTACTGCAATCTTCATGGCTGAAGCTCTTGCAAAGATTGAATTAACCCTCTTAAACCTATCGGTTGAGCAAATGGCATTCGATTTATTTACACGTGGTGATGATGATTATTTTAATCATTCCATCATCACGCCTTGGAGATCCTGGCGTTACCCGCACATAGGTGGTGATGACCATCTTGTACCTGGTCCGCTAGGTTATCTACGGCTAATGTCCTGGATTCATAAGAGTCTAGGGTCTATCCTATCTGAAGATAAGCATGGAATTAGTCGAAAATTTGTAAAGTATACAGAACGTATTATATATGTTTGTAACCTTATATATCACACTAAGTTTAAGGATATCGATCGTTTATACGACCAGTCTCCATTAATCGATGGTGTGAAAATCCGACTCCTTGAAAAGGGTGAATCCACCCTTCTCAGGAAGGATCAAAAGAATGTGGCAATTGGAAAAGCTTCTCAGCTTCTTCGAACTATCGAATGGTTACCACAGACAATGGGTTTTAATAAGGTTGACTCTATTCGTCAGCTATTTATTAAACGTATGGGTTCATTATTACCGAATGGCAATAAGGATCCAAAACTTTTCGCCATGATCCATCTCCCTCCATTGCTCGGAGGTTATGGTTTGGGCTTTAAAAGTGAATTGATGTCATGGTGGCAAAAGTCACCTGGTATTATTCAAAAGATTCTCACGAAACATTTGAATTCACATGATGTAGGGAAGCATCTCCGCCTTCTGAGTCGACTCAATAAGAATCCCTCAAATCGTGGTGTTGTACTTCTCGATGAGTTTACTGATAAAGTACGTGATAAGATCGATTCTTATCGACTTACCATGAATACTGAAACGTTTCCGGGATTATTCTCGGGTTTCCTCAATCTCCGAAAAGGATTGAATGAGTTACAGATTACTCTTTTTAAGGATGAGCATACCTTCCTGACCTGGGATTTGGTCATGAAGAAATATGCTCCATTATTGGATGAAAAGGCTTCACTCGACCCACGAAGGTTGATCGATTTAGCCCGTTCGGACGGTTATGTGTCCTATGATGAATTCATCACGACCATTAACCGTGCAACCGTCTTTCAAGAACTTCTTCTCCCGACGAGAGAGATTAAGATCTTTAACACAGTCAAGTTTAAGAAGGAATATCGAAAGATATGGCCTCTACTCAATAGAGAACTATCAGAGTACCAAAAACCTGACTGGACTTTACATTCGAGTAAGACCCTTCAAGGGGTCTTACTCGCAATGGACACTCCATTCTATGTCAATCTCAACGCGATGTGTTGGTTTGAGGTAGGGATTCCAAGACCAAGAGGTATCGGTAGATACCGACCTGATCCACTGGAATCCACACTTGGAGCGGGTTTCCAAACTTTTAGACCGTCTTTGGTCTTAGGTCTGGATTTTATTGGCTGGAATCGGACTTACCGGAGTAGTGTTTCTCAACACTACCAGGAAAATCCGGTTTCAACCTGAGGTTTCCTCACTTGGTGCTCTCCGAAGAGTAACATCATTATGCGAAACCCCGTTCAACCGAG